CGGTCATCTCCAAGACTTGGAAGGGAAAGCTCGGCGGGCGCGGAGAGCCCGTGCGTGCCGATTTGCCGTACGCGCACGATCAGGGGCGTTGCGCGGTCGGCGGCGGAAAGTACCATGCCCGGCGTCCCGGTCGTCGATATGCTGGTCTGGCCGGCGCCGCTGATTTCCACCTGATAGCGTTCATTCTCTTCGCCGAGCGGCAGATCGACGCCGTCGCGCCACGTCCAGCCGATGCGGCTCCGCCGCACCCAGCGCAGCTGCGTCTCGTCTCCCGACCGAGTTGCGCGCAAGTGTACGGGGGACGGCGGCAGCAGCGAGATGCCGGTCGCAAGGGCGTGCGCCGGTGCCGGGTCGATCGGGTCGGTCGCCCCCTGGGCCAGCAGCTGCACGGCCGCGCCGATCGGAGCGCGCAGATCGAGCGGCTGCAACGTGTCCCGCGTCACCAGCACGAACGGGTCGCCCGGGCGCTGCGTGCCGATCGCCGGCTCGGTTCCCCGCCGGCCGCGCCAGAGCTGCGACAGGCGCCAACGCCCGCCGCCCAGGCTTTCCGCACGGCCGAACTGGAGCAGCTCGTCGCCGAGCATCGCCAGGTTCGCGCCGGCGTCGAGCGCCGCCATGTCGGCATTGGCGAGCGCCATGTCGGGGCGGGCAAGCGCGATCTCCGCAACGCTCGCCTGATCGACCACGGCCGCCCGCGCCGGCGCCGGCGGCAGCGTCACCGTTCCGAGGGTCGCGGGATAGGCCGTCTCGCCGGCAGGCGTCCAGCTCGCCCCGCCGTCGAGGCTCGCGAGCAACGCCGCGCGCCGCCAGCCCGAGGCCGAGCCCGCTGCGGCCACGACGATGTTGGGGGTCGTCGCCGGCACGTCGTCCAGCGGCGGAAGCTCGAAGGGCAGCAGGATCGTGCTGCCGCGCTGTTCGTCGGGTGCCGCCACCGCCCGGCCCGCGCTGGCGGCGATTGCCAGCGGCGCCTCGGCGATCGGCACGCATTCGAGCTTCACGACCATGTTCTCGAGCGACCAGCGATCCACCCGCCATTGGCCGGGGGCATCCTGGATCGTGATCCGGGCGCCCGGCGCCAGCGCCAGCGCATCCCAGCCGAGCGTGAGCGTACGTCGCTCGCGTGCCAGGTCCGTGCGGGCCAATGCGCCCGCCGCCATCGCCTTGGCCGATCCCGCATCCAGCACCGCCGGCAGATCGATCCGCGTCTCCCGCATGCCCATGCCGGGCCGCGATGCCTGCTGGACGCCGGCCTGATAGTCGCGCGCCGGATCATAATAGCCGATGCTCAGCCGTCGCGGTGCGCCGTCGGCCGCGGCGATGGCCCGCACGCCGCGCCCGGCGGGCCGCGCATCGGCGCCGGCGCCACCGTCGGACATCGCCCGCGCCGGGCCCGGGCCCGCCTGCAGACGCAGCTCCGCGCCATCGCTATGGACCCATGCGCCCGTCGCCGCACATAGCGCGTCCAGCGTGGTGCGCGTGGCTTCCTGCGCCGAGAATCCGGCGAGCGGCGTGTCCAGCCCGTCCGCCGCCACGCCGCTCACCGCCTCCACCACCGCACCGGCCGGCACGGGTGCCGCATCGGCGATCACTTCGAAGCTCAGCTGCGGGATCCGGTTGCCGAAGCTTGCCAGCTCCAGGTCCTCGAACACGACATAGGCGGTGCCGCGATGCGCGGGCGCCTGGGCCGTCCCCTCGATCGCGGCGATCAGCGGATCGACGGGCTGGTCCTCCCTGCCCGTGTGGAGGCGGAAGCCGGTGCGGATCTTGAAGTCGCCTGCCGCGCCGCGCAGCAGCTGGCCGTCCGCCCAGATCCGCCCCACGGCGAGGATGGGCCGCGTCGACAGCGCCACCGCGAACGATGCCGCATAGCTGTAGGAACTGGTCGAGGGCTGCCCCTTGCCTCCGCTTTCGGTGGCGCGATGCTCGACCAGGTCGGTCGCCCAGATCACACAGCCGGCGACCCGGATGGTTCCGAACAACTTGGGAATGGTCGTGCCGTAGCTCGAGGTCTGCACCCGCAGATCGGTCAGGCGCGCGCCCTCCCGCGGCCCCTGCCGGAACAGCAGCTGGTGGTCGATCGCGTTGCCGACCAATCCGCCCAGGCTCGCCCCGAAGGGCCCGCCGATCAGTCCGCCCACCGCCGTCAGCACCACGGTCGCCATCAGTCTTCCTCCCGCAGACGCCAGCAGCTCAGCACCGGCCAGGGCGCGGCGCCGGGCCGTTCCACCACCCGGCGGGCGATGGCATCGGCGTGAATGATCCCATGCTCGCAGCGGATCGCGAGGTGCAGCTGACCGGGCCCGCTGCGACACAGCAGCAGATCCCCCGGCGCCGCCTCGGCAACCTCGGCGAGGCCCGCCGCATGCAACTGCTTCGCCACCGCCGCGGCATCGCCGGTGCGCAGCCGATACCCGTCCGGCGCGGCGCACCGCAGCGCCATCGCCGCCAGCCCGACACAGTCGAGGCCGCGGTCCGGATCGCGTCCGTGCAGGCGGAAGGGCGTTCCCACCGCAGCCCGCGCCGCCGCGACGACAGCCGCGCCCCTCATGCGCCCGGATACCGGGTGAGCAGGTCGGTGCCCGGCAGGAAGGGCTCGCCGCGAAAGTTGGCCGCGTTGCCGAACCGGCCCGAACAGGTCTCGAACCGGCCGTCACAGCCTTCGATCAGCTCGACCAAGGCGCCCAGCCCGTCGAAGCGCGGCGGCCGGCGGAGCGTCAGCCGATCGCCGTCGGAAGCGGCGATCGCATCCTCCAGCCCGCTGTTCGGCCCGCCGATCCAGCGCAGCCGCCCGGCGCCATATGCATTTTCGGCGGGCTCGGCCGCGTCCACGGTCACCACCGCGTCGGCGACCGCCACGACGCGCGCGAAGCGCCGCCTGCCGGCCATCGCCACCCGGCACCGGGCATCGCCCAGTTCGGCGCGGCAGTCGGGCGAGGTCGCCTCGGCCACCGGCGCGTCGAAAGCGGCGGTGAGCCCGCGCAGTTCCGCCGTGATCGCGCCGTCGCGCGTCTCGATCGCGCCGATCATTCCCTCGCCGAGCGCCACCGTCTCCCCCGGCGCCGCCCAGTCGGTCGCGAACAGCGACACGCGGGCGAAGTCCCAGCGCCCGGCCAGCAGGTCCGCCTCCGCAATGGCGTCGCCGGAAAGCATGCCGTGCACGTCCATGCTGTCCGCCGCCAGTGTCGCACTGCGCTCGACCGCGCTCGGCGTCATCCCCGGTGCGGCGCGGTAGAGCAGGCCGTCGATCAGCAGGTCGCGGTCGTGCGCGGTGAGGCCGATCGTCACCCCGTCGCGCCGCTCGATCCGCCAGCACAGGGTGACGGTGGTCAGCGTGCCCTCCAGCCAGGTCATTCGCGGATCTCCACCAGCGGCACCGAGGCGGCGGCGCCGGCGAGGAAGGTCGCGCGGCTCACCCGCAGCTGATCCTCGGCGAAGCGCACCGGCACGTCGAACAGGAAGGAGGCGGTGACGCGCACCCCGGCGGCGGGCGCCGCGTCCAGCGTCACCACCCCACCCGCGCCCAGGCTGAACGCCGCCGTGGCGACGCCGTTCAGCTTCACCGCCACCGTGCCGGCGACCGGCCGGGTGATCCGCCGCACGCTTTCGCCATAGGTCTTGACCAGCTGGAACCGCGCGACCTGGCCGTCGCCGATCCCCAGCGGCTGGTCCTTCGCATCGTAATCGAACGGATCGCGCAGGCGAAATCCGCGCGCCGGCCCCATCCGGGCGCGGTAGAAAGCGAGCAGCGCCGCGATGTCCGCCTCGGAGCGCACCCCCGGCCCCACATCGTAGCGCGTCCGCGCCTGCGCCCAGGCGGCGTTGCGCCGCTCGGCCCCGCCGGCGCTGGTGACGATCGCGGTGGAAAGCTCGGGCGCCACCTCCGCCTCGCGCCCCAGCGCGATCGGGAAGGACACGTCGTCGAACGGCGTCATCTCCGCCTCCTGGTCGAAATGGGTGAAACCGTCGCGCGCCACCTGCGGCAGCGCCCAGACATAGGTCGCCGCGACGCCGCGGGCGCGGCCGCGCTCGGCCGCCTCGGCGATCGCGCGCCACTGGATCCTGTCTTCGCCGCGCAGCACGAAGCCCGCGAGATAATGCTGCCGCGCCGCCGGATAGCCCAGCCGCGCCTCCGCCGCCGCCACCGCCCGTTCCGACGCCGCCGCATTGCCCGCCGCCGCCCAGTCATAATCCTCGAGCTGCAGCACATCGAAGGCGGGCGCCGCCCAGCCGAGCGGCAGGTTGACGCGCTTCGCCTCGGGCATCGCCGGATCGAGCACGGTCGGCAGATAGGTGAGCAGCAGCAGCTGCGCGCCCGGCGCGGCGGCCTGCACCGCGTAGCGCAGCGCGAGCGTCGACGCGGCGAGCAGCCCCCCCGCCGCATCGAGCACCGCCGTGTTCACCGCACCCTTGAGGTTCTGTGCCGCCGGATTGCCCAGCAACGCCTGCGCCGCGGCGTCGTGGATGCACAGCCGGCCATCGGCTGTCACCCACCACCAGGGCTCGCCGATCTGGACCTTCACCTCGAGCCCCGCGGCCTGCGCCAGCCCCACGAACGCCACCGCCACCGCGCGCAGATAGGCCATCGCCCCGCCATGCGCCGGCGAGAGCAGCGTCGAGGGCGGGCTCCACCCGGTCAGCGCCGGGCTGCCGTCCGCCGCGCGCTGCTTCCAGTCGCCCCAGCAATGCTGGTCGAGCAGCTCGTAGCTCAGCGACCAGATCAAGCCATAGCCAAGCGCCTTGGCGCGCGCCGCGAAATCGGCGTGCCAGGCCGTGCACGCCCGGTTGAGCACGCCTCCGGCCAGGCTGGCGTAAAAGCCGCCCGAGACGGGTTCGAGCCGGAAATAGTGGCTCATCCCCACATAATGGAGAATGTCGCCGCGATAGCCGAGCTGCAGCGCATTGCGCAGCAGTCGCGCGGGCGTCTGGTTATAGCCGTCGTCATAGCCGGTCGCGATCGACAGGCCGTGTTCGGGCACCACCACCTCGCCGATGGCCAGCACCGCGCCCGGGCCGTCGCACGCGATCCCGGCCAGCTCGACCCAGCCCTCCATCGCAGCCGCCAGCGCCGTCGCATCGCCCGCGACATAGCCGGGCGGCACCAGCGAGAAGAACATCCGGTCGACGTCCCCGGCCCATACCGGATCGGCCTGGCCCGGCAGCTGGAAGCCGCCCGCCACCTGCGCGAAATCGATCGACACCTCGGCATCGTCCGGCGCGCCGCTGGCATAGTTCCACAGCCGCACATACCAGGCGCGCGGCGCTCCCTGTTCGTCGCGCCCCTCGATCGTCAGTACCGGACCGTGGACGGCGTCGAGCGCGATCACGCCCGAGGACCGCCAGCGAAACCGCAAGCGGCAGCCGCGAAAGTCACGCTGCGTCGCATAGGCGAGCAGCGGATGGTCCCAGCGATCCTCCGCCTCCCAGATCAGCCCGGCGAGATCGCCGCGCCGCTGGAAAACCAGGTCGACGCGCAGCGCATCGGGCGCGGTGGTGACGACGCTCGCCATCATCGGGCGGGGAAAGTTCACCGTCCAGTAGACGGGGTCGAACCGGCTGATCACGCCCGCCGCCTGGTCGCGCCGCCGGTCGGCGAGCCACCAGCCCATCAGTCGAGCCCCGCCAGCGCCGACCGCACCGCCCGCGCCACCTGCCGGCTCGACTGGGCAAGCGCCCGCGGCGCGGCGTCGGCGGCGGCGTTGACCGTGATCGACACGCGGACATCGCGCCCGCCGCCCTGGCCCGCCGTCGGCGCGACCTGCCCCGCACTGGTCGGCACGAACAGCTCCGGCCCGCGCTCGCCCACCCAATAGGGGCGCCCGGGGCTCACCGGACCGCCGGTGGCGCGCCCGGGCAGGCCGAGCAGCCCGCCCAGCAGCGACAGCAACCCGCCGCCGCCACCCCCGCCACCGCCGCCGATCGAGGGAAAGGCGATGCCGACTGCCGCCCTTGCAATCTCGTCCAGCGCCTTCACGCCGATCTTCGCGAGATCGTCGAACCCGAACTTGCCGGTCTGCGCCGCGCGCAGCAGCGTCGTCTCGATGCTTCTCCCGGCGCGATCCACACCGACGGCCAGCGGGCCCTCCAGCGTGCCGCGCATCGCGTCCACGTCGCGTGCAAAGCCGGTGGTATCGGCCCGCACCGACACCACCAGCCGTTCGATTTCCTCATCCATCGGGGAATTGCTCCTGCAATCGTGCAATCAGCTGGGGCGTGGGCGGCTCCCCGGTTTCAGGGGCCGCCGCCGTCACCAGCGCCGCGAGCTCGGCCGGCGTCGCCCGCCAGAACCGCTCCGGGCTCCAGCCGAAGGCGAGCCCCGCCAGCCCGGCCAGCCGCCCGGCGGCATCGGCGAAGCGCATCACCGCCCTGCCAGGATCTGGCCGATCAGCGCCTTGAGCGCCGGGGTCGCCGCCACCAGTCCTGCCGCCGCCACGCCTTCCGAGAAAGCCTCGCGCGTCAGCCCGTCGGGCGCGGCCTTCAGGCAGTGCCAGAACAGGGCGACCATCTCGCCCAGCCCCAGCCGCCCGTCCGCCGCGCGCTCGACCAGCGCGAACAGCGGGCCCAGCTCGGCCTCGGCCGCGACCAGCGCCTCGAAGCTCGGGCGCAGCACCAGCGGCACCCCGCCCACCCGCAAGGTCGCCTCGCCGCGCACCGGGTTGGCCGCACCGGTCACGCGCTCACCACCGGCCCGGAGCTTTCCAGGCTCAGCGTGTAGCTGCGCTCGCCGTTGAAATCGCCGGCATAGTCTAGCCGGGTGACGAGGAACCGGCCGCTCATCGTCTCGCCGCTCTCGAAGCTCAGCCGATAGTCGTCGAGCGTGCCGGCGAGCGCATTGGCCTTCACCCGCACCTCCGCCGCCGATCCGGTGAACACGCCCGCCCCGGACACGCTCACCGATCGCACCCCGGCGCCGGACAACAGCTCGCGCCAGCCGCCCGAATCCTTGCTGGTGATCGCCACCGCCTCGCCGTTCACCGAGAGCTGCGTCGTCCGCAGCCCCGCCACGGTGGCATAGACCACCGGCGTCGCGCCATTGCCTACCTTGAGCAGGAAGGCGCTGCCTTTTTCCGCTGCCATGTCGTTCTCCTATTGGTATCGCATCCAGGCCCCCCTTCAGGGGAGGGGCCGGGGGTGGGGCCGTCGCCGAGGGGGCGGGGCTAGGAAGTACGCAGCATCCGCACACGGTGCTCGACGATGCCGGTGAGCGACCCGCCGCCCTCGTCCACCGTCCGCGACCGGACCAGCACCCGGCTGGCGATCCGCCACCCGCCGCCAAGCGCCGCCGGCATCGCCGCGATCGCCGCTTCCACATCCGCGGCGAGCGCCCGCACCCGCGGCCGCGCCTGGCCGGCGTCCCGCACCAGCACCGCGGTGCGCACCTCGCGGCCCTCCTGGTCCTTCGTGCTCCAGTCGCTCAGCACCGGATCGTCGATCAGCAGATAGGGGCGCACCGCCCGTTGCGGCGGCGCGTCGAACACGCCGTTCACCGGGGCGGACAAGGCGCCCGTGCCGGTCAGCGCCGCGCGCAGGGCGACGGTGATCGCTTCCTGCGGGCTCATCGCAACAGCCCTCCCAGCCAGCGCAGCGCCGGATCGGCGAGCCAGCGCCGCCACAGGCCGCGCTCCGAAAGGGTGACGCTGCCGGCGTCGACGGCAACCGACACGCCCGGCACCGCCTCGCGCACCCGTTCGCCCAGCCGTGCGGCCGCATCGCCGGCTGCACGGCGTCCAGCGGCCTCGCCGCGCGTGGTCAGCTGCTCCAGCATTGCCGCCGCACCCCCGCCATCAACTGGAGCCGCCGCCACGGCCGCCAGAACGCGACGACCGCCGCCGGCGGCACCGCGGCGTCGCCGCGGGCCTCGAGCAGATGCGCCGCCAGCAGCACCACGCCCTGCGCAAGCGGTGGCGGCAGGTCTTCCCAGCCCGCCGCCGTCCCGGCGGCAAAGGTCACGCGGACCCGCATCGCGGTTGCGGGGGCCAGGCGCACCCATCCCTCGCCGCGCGCATCGAGATCGAGGGTGTAGGCATGTACCGGCAGCGGCATCCCGGTGCCGGCGCCATCGACGGTCTCGACCGCGCTGATCGCGGTCACCGGCGCCACGGGCAGCCGTTGCCAGTCGGCCGACCGGCCGAGCCAGGCCTGCCAGGGCCGCGCGATCCAGGCGGAGCCGGTAAAGGCCTCCCCCAGCGCCAGCGCGGTGCGAACGGCGGTGGTGACGGCCGTGTCGTCGGCGCTGCCTTCCATCCGCATATACGCCTTCACCGCCGCGCACGCGCTTGCGATCGCCGCCGCCGGAAAGGGCGGTGCGTCCATGATGTTTCTCCCACTGTTGGTTGCCGCCGCGGTTCCGCGCGGCAGGGTGCCGCTATTCGGCCTCCGCAGCGTCCGGCTCGGGTGCCGCTTCAGGCTCCAGCGTGCGCCCTTCGCCGGGATCATAGGGGGTCACGCCGTCCCACTCGATCCGGTTGATCACCGCGCCCTCCTGGCGCACCAGATAGACTGCCATTGCCGCGCTCCTCAGCCGAAGGTCCAGACGACGCGGATTTCGCCGCGGCCGCCCGCACCCCCCGCGCCCGAGACGAAGCCGACATCGCACGCGCCGCCGCCGCCGCCGCCGCCGCCCGGCGCGCCCCCGGCACCGCCCGCGCCGCCATTGCCCGTGATATTCCCCGAATAGCCGCCGCCACCGCCGCCGCCGCCGGACTGGACGACGGAATCCGCGGCGCTGCCCGCCGCACCGGCAGCACTTGCGGCCGTTCCCGCCGCGCCGCCGCCGACGGAGACGCCTGCGTGGCTCGATCCGGCACCGCCGGCGGCCGCTGGTCGCACGACGTTGGTGGCGTCGATACTCGCCCCCGCGGCACCCCCGCCGGTCGCGCCCGCGCCCCCGGTCCCGGCCGCGCCGCTCGGCGCGCTCCCGCCGCCGCTGCCGACCGCGCCGAAGGTTCCGACGGCAAGCGCCGCACCGCCCGTCGCGTTGCCCGTCTGTCCGGGCGCGCCGCCGTTGCCCCCTTCCGCGCGGACGAGCGTGCCGAGCAGGCTGGCGCCACCGCCACCGCCCGCCACGCCGTTGCCGGCCACGGTGCCGGCCGCGGTGCCGCCGCTGCCGGCGGCACCGATCGTCACCGATTCGCTCGCGCCATGCGCAGCGGCGGGGAAGCGCAGCTGCTGCACCAGTCCTCCGCTGCCGCCGCCGCCGCCCGTGCGGTTGGAGGCATTGGCGGCGCAGCGCCCCGATCCGCCGCCACCGCCGCCGCCGATCGCCATCACCTCCAGACCGCTGGCCAGCGGCGGGCGGATGCTCGTGCCCGAGCTGGTGTAGACGATCCGCAGCGGCGCAATCCGCCAGTCGAACGCTTCCCACGCGCCCTTCCACCAGACGAACCACGCCGCGTCGCCCTGCGCCGACAGCCAGGCGAGGTCGCTGGCCGAGGCGTTGCGCACCGTCACCCGGTTGGAGCCGGCGTCGCCCTTCTGCACGCGCAGGAAGTCGCCGTCGCGCACCGCGCTTGCGGGCAGGGTGATCGCGAAGGCGCCGCCGCTCGCATCCGCCCGGATCGACTGGCCGCAATCGTCGCTCGTCGCCGTATAGGCGGCGGTCTTCTCGATCCTGGGCAGCCGCGCCGCGGCGTCGTACAGATCGTCGAAATTGGCGTTCGCCTTGATCCAGGCGGCACGCTCGGTATCGCCGGTGCCGTCGTTGGCGACGGTGCCGACATTGATGTTCTGCTTGGCCATGCTCAGCTCCTGTCGGTGCTGCGCAGCGTGGAATCCACGGTGCTGGTGGTGCGGTCGACCCGCGTCGAGAGCCCGGCCGGCGGGGGCACGCGTCTGCGCGCCACCGCCGGGATGGAAAGCGAAAGCCCGTCCATCAATAGAGCGCCAGCAGGTCGGCGGCGCTGGTGCCGGTCGCCCGCACGTACCGCGCGCGGAACGGCAGGATCGTGCCGCTCGCCACATTCTTCCACACCGTGTCGGCGCTGCCGTTCACCCCGCGCATCGTCACCGTACCGCCGGTGCCGACGTACAGCGCCTTGGGAATGTCGGTCAGCGCCACCGTGTCGCTCGGCACCACCGCCACGGCCGAGGTTGCCGGGGCCGACACATCGTCGGCCCGGTTCGCGAAACTGTCTGCCATATGCCCCCCTCCGGCTCAGTTCGCAGCGAACTTCAGGAGCTTGATCGCCTCCGAATTGCTCACCATGCCGCCCAGCCGCTTGGTCGCGTAGAAATGGACGAACGGCTTGTTGGAATAGGGATCGCGCAGCAGCTGGGTGTCGCCGCGCTCGGCGATCAGATAGCCGGCCTGGAAATTGCCGAAGGCCACCGAGAAGGCGTTGGCGGCGATGTCGGGCATGTCCTCGGCCTCGACCACCGGATAGCCGAGCAGCGTCGCCGGCTGGCCCGCGGCAATGCCGGGCTGCCACAGCAGCTGGCCGTCGCTGGTCTTGAACTTGCGGATCCGCGCGAGCGTCGCCGAGTTCATCACCCAGGCGGCGCCCTGGCGATAGGGCGCGCGCAGCGCCTGGACCAGGTCGATCAGCTTCTCTTCCGGGTTGGCGGCAAAGGCCCCCGCCGCGCCCGTCGCCAGATACTGGAGCGTGCCGAAGGCGCGCGCCGCGTCCGCCGCGGTCGAGGTCGGCCCCGCGAGGAAGCCCCTGGGCTGGTTGGTGCCGGTGCCGCTGACGAACGCAGTGCCCTCGGCCGCCGCGAATTCGCGGGCGATCTCGTCGGCCAGCCAGGCCTCGACGTCGAACATCGCGTCGTCGAGCATCGCCTGGCTCGCCGCCGGATTGGCATAGAGTTCGCCGAACGGCGGCGCGACTTCGTTGAAGGTCGGCGTCGCGGTAGCAGGCCGCGCCGCGGTCTCCGATGCCCAGCCGCTGTCGAAGCCGCCGCTCGCCACCAGCTTGCGATAGCCGCTCGACCCCACCTTCACCACATTGGCGATCGCGCGGATCGGCGAGATCGCCTGCAGCGTCGCATCGATCCGCGCGTCGATCTCGCGCGGCACCGCATAGCCGCCCTCGCCGCCGCTCGCGCCCGACAGCGCCTTGGTCTCCACGCCGCCGCGCACATAGCCGTCGAACGCCGCGCTTGCCGCCGGCCGTCCGCCCGCCAGCATCGGCCGCACCGGCGGCAGCGTCATTTGTTCGAAGCTCGTTTCCATCGCATCCATGGTCTTCTCCCACGCCAGAAAAATCGGAAAAAATTCAGCCGACCGCATGCACCCGCGCGAGCGGCTGCATCGGTTCGGCCACCAGACTCACTTCGATCAGCTGGAGCGCGGTCAGCTCGCGCACCCGCCCGCGCCGCGCAGCCGCCACGCGGTAGCCGAAGGACAGCCCCGCCACCGCGCCGTCCGCGACCAGCGCCGCCAGCCGCGCATCATCGACCCGGCCGATCACCCGCAGCCCCCGCGCATCCTCGCCGATCGCCTCGATCGTGCCGACCGGACGGCCGGCATGCTGCCACAGCAGCGGCACCGGCCCGACGCGCCCGAACGCCCCCGGCCGCACCACGTCGCCGCCGCGATCCTCGCGGTCGAACACTGCCGCATAGCCCGCGAAGCGCACGCTCATTTCAGCCAGCCCGGAAAGCCCATCCGCATCGCCAGCAGCACCAGCACCAGCGCCGCCACGGTGCGGCCCAGCCACTGCATCACCGCCTTGATCATCGACTTCTTGGCATCGCGCCACGCGCTCAGCAGCTCGCGCAGCTCGGCCATGTCCTTGGCGGCGCCGGCATCCTCCAGCCCCAGCCGGGCGAGCGCGCGATCCGCGCCCACCGTGCCCGCCTCTTCGGCAATGGCACGCAGCGTCGTCAGCTCGGCGCCTTCGTCCTCGGCCTGCGCGATCAGCTGGCCCAGCATCGTCCCGTCGTTCATGACAACCCCACCAGCTTGCGTTTCTCGTCATCGGTCAGGAAATCGGCCCCGGAGACCTGCCGCCACAGCAACTCGCGCTCCTCGGCCAGCGCGGGCACCCGATCGAGGTCCACCGCCAGCGCCGCCTGCGGGAACCAGGCACCCAGACCCTGCGCGAGCCCGCCGAGCAGGTGCTCCGCCATCGGCAGGATCGCCTGTCGCCACAGCGCCCGATTGGCCTCGCGGTAATTGGCATAGGCAGCATCGCCCGGCAGCCCGAGCAGCATCGGCGGCACGCCGAAGGCCAGCGCGATCTCCCGCGCCGCCGTCGCCTTCAGCCCCACGAAATCCATGTCGGCGGGCGTCAGGCTCATCGCCTGCCATTTGAGCCCGCCTTCCAGCAGCATCGGCCGCCCGGCATTGGCCGCGCCGGCGAACCCGGCCTCCATCTCGTCCTTCAGCCGGGCGAACTGGTCCGGCGCCAGCGCCGATCCGTCGCCGGGATCATAGACCAGCGCCCCGCTCGGCCGCGCCGCATTGTCGAGCAGCGCCTTGTTCCACCGCGTCGCCGCATTGTGGATCGCGATGGCGCCCGCCGCCGCGTCCAGGCAGCCGAGCCCATAATGATCGTCCGCCGGATGGAAGGCGCGCAGATGCACGATCTGCGGCCGCCCGCCATCGTCCGCCGCCAGCCGGGTGACGTGCTCGCCGACCCGGTAGCGATAGGCGACCGGCCAGCCGCCGGCATCCGGCTCCACCGTCACCCGCTCGGGCCGCAGCGCGTAGAGCGCCTGCACGCCGCCGCCCTCGTCGGTCAGCACCTGGACATAGCCGTTGCCGTGCAGCAGCAGCTGCGCCGCCACCGTCTCGAGCAGCCGTTGCCCGCCCGACGCGGCGACGACCAGCGCGACCAGCGCCGGATCGGATCCGCGGAGCGGCGCGCTGCCCACGCCTTCCGCCACCAGCCGCACCGCGCGCTGCGCCACCGGGTTCTGGCAATAGCCCTCGCGCAGCTGCACTTCGTAGCTGCGCGGCCAGTCGCCGAAGCTGCCCCAGCCGCCCCGCGCCAGCGCGGGCCGCTGGCCCTCGCGCGCGGCCTTGCGCCCGAACCACTTCATCGCGCCAGCTCCGCGACGCTGAGCCTGCCGTCGCGATCGAGGTCGCGCGCCCAATAGGCGGCGGCAAGGCTCGCCCGCATGCCGTCCCAGAAGCCGCCGCCAAGCGTGTCCGGCGGAAACGCCTTCTCCACCAGCGCCTGCACCTCGACGGCATCGAGCATCCCGTCGCCGTCCCGATCGTTCACCGCCACCGTCACGCCGGCGCCGACCGCGAGGCCCGTCTGCGCATCGAGCGCGCACGCACCCGTCAGCAGGGCGAGCAGCCCTGCAGCCATGCAGTTTCGCATTGAATGTCTCCTATCCGGTCAAAGGCCCTTTTCCCTTCAGGGGAGGGGTTCGGGGTTGGGCCGTGTCTCACCGAGACCAACAGGCGTTCTGGAATCCCTCCACCCCCAACCGCTCCTCCCAGGAGGAGGGGCTTAGAAAAGAGTTCTCACACCACCCGCACCGCGGCCTTGCCGCGTCGGCCCAGCATCAGTTCGGTCAGCGCCCAGACCAGCGCGTCGGCGCGGTCCGGCGAGCGCCCGGGCCCCTGGTATCCGCCGGCTGCCTGCAGCCCGGCCAGCTCCTCCTCCAGCGCGGGAAACACGCTCGCGTGCCACACCACGCCCTTCTCGTAGAGCAGCGCCACCGGCTCGGCCCGCGCCGCCTTGCCCTTGCTGGCATGGACCAGCCGCAGCGGCAGCCGGCGATCCGCGGCGCGCAGCACGCTTTCCACCATCGCCCCGCCCTGGTTCTTCTCCGCCACCACGCATTCGGCCTCGAACCGCGCGACGCAATCCGCCACCGCCGCCGCCCAGCCTTCGGGGCTGAGTCCCGCGACGCTCGCATCCTCCAGCACATAGCCGTGCGCGTCCGCATCGAGGCCCACCGCGACGATGCCGCAGGCATCGCCCTCGGTCCCGGCGGGCGGATCGACGCCGACCACCACCCGCACCAAATCGTCGGGCCGCGC